AATCAACAAATCAATAACGTGGTGGGCAATGAAGCCACAACCACCAGTAATCAAAACATTCTTACTCATTAATAATTGCTCCTGTTGGTGCGATAACACCTTCTAGTCCTATAGGTTTAACTGTTGTCCACTTGTATTTGTTTAGATTCTTGTAATAAGAATGCTCAACATCAATATTATATTTCATCATATCGTTAAGTATATTATACAATTCTTTTCTAAAAATGTCAAGCAAATTGTAGTCCATATGCCACAATCTTAATTCAAATATTCTATCTACACCAGCATGTTCTTGATGTTGTTTAGACATCCACGAATCAACTGTTGGTAGAAATACAAAAGAATCTTTGAAGTCTTCTTGGTCCACGGTGAAGTTATCGTTTAGACAATAACGACCAGAGACTTTGTAAATTCTCTTGCTTTCTACCTTTTCAGTATAAAACTTATCAAGCATTGCAATAAAGCCTACAGTTTCAGCCAAACTTCTTTGACCTTGTTCAGATAGTCTTTGTATTTGGTCATTCCAACCAGTCCACAAAAACTTAACACCCAAATCATGCATGCCTTGAAGATAGCTTGCCTCTGGAATCTTATATGATGTATCAAACATGTATTTTACATTATTCGGGCACATCTTGTCAATAGACTTGACTGTGTTTACCGTCTGCTGATATCTTTCCTCATTTGAGAATACCGATAACTGCTTGACATTCAGAGCGGAAGAAATAAAAAAGATACCATCAACCATATGTCTTCTCAATTACTTTGCGCCACTCTGGTACTCTATCATACTGGTGAACAATAGTGAATTCGTGCCTATGACTTGTCCATACTTTGCCATCTTCAAAGATTGGTGTCTTCTCTAGCAAGTGTGGTCTGAATTGTTCAATCTTACTTGGATCGCCAGTCGTACCAAGTTGACAAGCCCAACCATCTTCCGATTTCATATAGAGTGATGTGTCTGTGTATGGATGCTGTGAAATCATAAAGTTGAATGTAGATTGGTCACAGATTGGAATTGGGCGATTGATAGCCGCCGTGAAGATGTTGATACACAAATCACGCATAGCTGAACCAGTACCAGCTAGAACACCAACGTTGTATATTTCATTATCTTTGAATTTATCATAGATGTATTTACCATAAGTCTCAAGCAAATTTTGATTGCCCCATGCTTCATCTTTATACAGAATGCTTTCGGAAGCAAACATTAGATTCTTGTCGCCAATGTTTTCTTCAATAAACTTAATTGGATTTTTCTGGAAGATAACATCTTTAACGTCAGTGGTAATAACATACCGATAATCATTTCGGCATAGATGTTCATAGATGTGGATGAATCTCTCAACATGAACGGGAATTCCTTCATGTTTATACACAAGATTGCCTTGTGCATCTTGTTCAAATCCTATAATTGTGAAACCTGCGTCAGCTACTTTCATTGTAGTCTCGCGGTCACAATTCATAAGAACTAGAACCTTGTCACCATCAAAGCCACTCTGATTGATTGAGTTAACCCAATACTTTAAAGTGTCCCAAGTATATCCGGTACTTGCACCGATAATCAAATCTTTCATAATAAACTCCTTAATAATATATATCTGTCTTACTGACCTGGTGTGTCTTTCTTGTATTTCTTTGCCAAGATAGAAGTGCCATCATTACCTGCGCCAGATGGTGGTAAAATGTCAGCATCAGGTACTTTTTTTTCTTCTTGTACACTTTTATGTAGTTGTACTCCAGTAACCTTCTGCACAAGTTCCCAAACTTCTTTTGTTTTCTTTTGGGCAAGGTATTCATCAAACTTTTTCTTTTGCTCTGGAGTTGCTTTCTGTTTGAACTTAATTAACTCCATGATGCCAATGTTACCAGCATAAGATGCTTCATTTATTTTCGCTTGTTCTTTGAAATTGTTCATTTCATCCTCTTGTCAAATTCAATATCTTTTGTATCTGAGTTTCAAGTGTAGCTTTACGATTTGGCCACTTGATGATTGGTTGGTCAGCAGTTTTCAATAGTTTAGTTAGAAATGGTAATACAAGTTTTTCAACTTCATGTAAACGTTGTTTGTATTCTTCTACAGTTTCTTCTTTCTCAGCGATAACCGAATTGTATTCTTCTTCGTTTGTAGCGGTAAATCCAAAATCATCTTCACCATACTCTTTCATAATCTCCGTTAAGTCAAATTTCTTATCGGCCATTACTTGCTCCAATTCTTTGCGGCATTAAAGTTAGCATGTGCAAACTCTAGTCTATCAATCAACTTAACTGCATTGCCTTTTAGTTTATCTACCGCTACAAAACCTTCTGGATTTGTAATCTTAAAGCCATCATCTGTGCGTAAGAATGTATTTGTAACTTGTTTCATACCTTGCAACTTCTTCACAATCATGTTCTTTGAATCTACAAGCATGTTCATTAAGTCAAATATGTTTTTCAATTCGCTTGCATTGTTGCGATAGAACCGCATAATCTCATTCTTCTCTGCTTGACGTTTCAATTTTGTTTCTGCTTTTTTAGCATCAAGAATTTCTTTGTTAAGTTTAGCTTCAACCCACTTAATCAATTCTTGTGTATGTTTATAAGTATCTTTAATTGCTTGACCTTCTCGCACTTTGGTATTGTTGAAAGTCTTAATTTGAACAAGAAGATTCTCCGATGCGGAAATTCTATTCAATGTCATTGAGTTTAGTTTCTGAAATATCGTACCAGCTTGCGAAAGCAAGTATGTAACATCTTTAGTTTCTTGTTCGGTGAAAGATGCAGTACCAGATGCGTCAACAAAGTAAGCATCACGGAACCAAACATCTTTGGTTGCTTTCAAGTGATTGATATCAATGTTGAAAGATGCTTTCATATCATTGAAAGTTTTACCTGTGTATGAAGTATGAAATACAATACCCATTTGAGCAGATAGCATACTTCTTGCTAATGCGCTATCACTAGGCACAGCATACACGATTGTGTTTGGTTGAAATGTGATGTATGATTCGCCTTCAATGCTTTGCTTCTTCAAGTCGCCTTTAGCGAACATCATATCGCCTTGAAGAACGCCAGTGATTCCCAGTTTTGGTAGATATCGCAAAGCAACTTTTAGTTTAGCATTCAATCCTTCTGATGGATGATTGTTGTCAATATCAGCATCTGTGTAATTCAGTTTTGGATTTACGTTGAAGACGCCTTTAGTGCCAACAAAGAATTTGCCATTGTCTGGATTGATACCAGCAAACACAGCAGGTGCACCATCCCATTTCGTAGTCACGTTAACTTTTGATTCTGCATGACCAGCAAGCATATCACGCAAGGAACGAAGGAATGCAATAGCATCTCTTGCGCCAGCAACACCACGATTTAATACTTCATCCTCAATGTGTTCAAGATGAAGATTGGCGCCTTCTTTCTTTGCGCCTTCTGTTAAGAATTCTGTGAATTTCATATTTCTTTTGCTTTTGAGCCAATCAATCTTTTTGGCATAATCAGAACACGAACATTACTATACGTTTTTCCATCAGATTCATAGTTTCTTCCTGATGAATATCTTGCACCAATAATTGAAGTGTAATCAGCTTGCATAAATTCTTTTACATCTGGATTGTAACTTGCATGTGCGGAAAAAACCATATGATGTTTTCCAGCTCTTGCAGTAAACGATACATCACCTTGGCCAATCAAATGAATATTGTCTATTCCAAATTTTGTTTCGCCAAACTGTGGACCATATACAGCTTTACCAATAAGTGTTTTGTCTTTTATTGTTCTAAAGAATCTTTCTTTACCATTAACGATTGCAGTGTGAAAGCCAGTTAAAGTTTTTAAAAAAGCAACAAGTGTTTTATCTTTTGATATTGAGCCATTTTTGCTACCGTCAGCTTTAGTGGTAATACCGCTATACTGTTGAAATCCACTGGCATCTCTACCCATTTTATGAGAGATAAAACACACATCTACAAACTTCTTTTTCTTAGCATCATATGTTACCAAAGCAATATCAGCCTTAGGTGTGCCTTCAACTTTATTTGCACCATAAATTTCTTTGAATGTGTGCTTACCGGCAACAACAGTTATTGGAGATCCAATCTTAGCGATGTATCCATTAATTTGTTGAAGGACAGCTAATTCACCACGCTCAGTTGGTGTTGGTGAATTTAGCGCATATGATTTGTCTAGGTCTTTAAACTTATGAAGAAGACCGTGTACTTTAGCTGAACCTGCCATGTATACTCCATTTTATAGAGTATTTATACACGGACTCCTTCAAACTTGGAATTGAACTTCCTCTCACGATTACCAAAAGTATTCAGTGGCTTATCATCTGGAATCTGACCAGAATCAACTATAGACTGCGCTGAATCTTCAACATCATACAGTTTCATTTTAGCCCTATCAACACCAATAACAAACTTCTTGTTTGAACTAGGATCATTATAGCGATTTTTCAACTGTTTCACCATGATTTGATTCAATTGTTCCAATTCTTCCGTATTGATTAGCGCAAACATAAAGTCAGCAGTCGCAGGAAGACCAAAAGATTCTGAGGTATCAGTCAAGTCAACATCGGAATTACTGAAACCAGACCTTGTTGTTTGTGTAGCTGAAACAACTGGCACATTAAATTCCACAGCAAGACCACGCAATTCTTCTGCAATAGCTTTAACATAAGTGTATGAATTTACATTCGCACCTTGTTTCAACCTAGATGAAGAACAAATATTCAGATAGTCAATGAAGATAATCTTTGGGCGAAAACTCTTTTTCAATTGCAATTCATTCAACAAAGACCTGAAGTGCATAGAACTTGCACTTGCAGTTGGATACTCTTTGATGATTAGTTTGCCTTGTGTTTTGTTTTTCACACCTTGAAAGCGTTTTTCATAATCTTCTTTGCTTATCAAATGCAAGTCATCAAGTTTAATGTTCAAGAGGTTCGCATCAATGCGTTCCGCAATCTTTTCCTCAGCCATTTCCATGGTGATATAAAGAACGTCAAAGCCTTGTGATATACAGCCCGAAGCCATGTGGCACATGAACAAACTTTTTCCCACGCCAGTTCCAGCAAGAGCGATATTAAGCGTCTTGTTAGGTAGACCACCTTTTGTAATTTTGTTAAAGAAATCCAAATCAAAGGGGACTCGTTCTTCTTTGCGATGGTAGAATTCAAATCGTTCTTCATAATCATTTATGTAATCGTGACCAACATTTCTATCAAATGAAACACCGAGAGCATCAGAAAGAATCTTTGGAATTTCACCTTTTGCTTTGGTGCCAAACTTATCATCCAGAATTGTAACTGATTCCATGATTGCATTATACAATGCTTTATCTTGGCAAAACTTTTCTGTGTGTTCAGTCAGCCATTGAATATCAGTTGGATCATCTTTGTTCGCTTTGATATCACTCAAAATTTGGATTGAGTTGCGAACCTGTTCTTCGGTGAGTTTCTTGCTCTCAGTAAAGTTAATCACCAGTGCTTCATAAGTTGGAAGATTTTTGTATTTTTCTACAAATTCTTTTATCTCATTGTAGATGGTTCGTTCATTGTTATCTGAGAAATATTCTGTTTGAAT